CCTCTTGGTGCATTTTCACGATGTCTGAGAGGTTTTTTCCCCGGTATTTCTCCGGAATCTCTACATCGTCGGCGGATTCGACGACTTGTTCAAGCTGCTGTTCTTCGGGAACTTCGTCAGAAACAGCTTCAACTTCGGGATCAACGATCATTTTTGCCTTTTCCTGCCCAAAACGGGTTCTAGGAGGTTTGTTTACGTTCAAACTCAAGTTTTTGGAGGTGTTTTCGTTCAAATCTTCCGTGTTCAGACGGAAAATCGCCCGACCAGCCCTCCAACTTGATCTTTGGAGCAGAAATTACACGCTTTGCTACGCTGCCGCAATCGCACAAGGTTTCTTGCGTCTCATACGCAGTAAACCTTTCTATGCGATGGCCCTCTCTGCAGAGGAATTCATACATTGCGTTCAACTCAAATCCTCAAATGCGCGTTCGCTGGCCTCTTTAAGAGACTTCAGCCAATTAAGAATGGACAATTCGCCCTTTTTGAATTGAAGTTCTGATTCATTTGTGATAACTGCCAAATTATTCAGCGAGTTTATCATGTTGTCAACGTCTTCCATGAGTTCACGCCAGCCAACAGTCGCCATCATGGAGAAGCGTTCTTCATAATACTTCTGAAGTTCCGGCGTCATTCCCAAGTTCCTGTGACTTTGATGAACGGATTGGACGTTTGCCAGACACCGCCGACTTTGACATAGGGCGTTGCTTGCAGCCAGACGCCACTGACCTTGATCCAGAATGATGTTCTGCCAGAGGCAAGTAGCAGTGACATGGATTACTCAAAGTAGCCGTCGAAATCGACCGTGAAGTACATCCCGCCCGTCGCCGTCGCCGCACCGTTGAGCATCTTGCAGACCACGGTCAGGTACGTGTTCGGCGGGACGATCAGCGGGGTCTCGTAGCGCATCGCGATCTCGTTCTGTGCGTACGTGCCGACAGGCGGCGTGGTTGATGCCCAGCCCATCAGTCCAATCGCTTTGCGGCGCGTGCCGTGCGCCGTGGCGCTATCGGCCACCGTCGCCAGCGTCGCTGCCGAGTGCCCGAACGCCAAGCCCCACTGGAACAGGTGCGCTCCTGCTGCCGGTGCCGTCCAAGCAGCAGAGAACGACGCCGCAGTGATCTTGACGCCAGTGATCATCAGGTTGCGCCCGGTGATGTTGACCGTCGCCGCCGGGTTAAGGTACTGCAGCATTATCATGTCGGTCGCTGCCAAGTTCCACAGCGTTGCCAAGCCCTGCCCGCCAATACCAGCCGGGAGGTTGGCAGTAAGCGACGTGTTGGTTGGCAGCGCCGTGGTCGGGTTCGTGCTGTTGGGCCAAGTCGCCGTCGTGCCTTGGGTGGCGTGCCCGTTTTGCGCGACGTACAGACCGCGCCCCGCCGTGGACAGGCTCTGCGGCAGCGTGCGCCCCAGCGGCACGTCCATCACCGAGATCGTTACGTCTGCCACGCGGCAGACGCTGGTCGATGCGCCTACGGCTCCGGCGCAGAACTTCTGGAAGAACGCGGGCAGCGAACCTTGAATGAACGGCTGGCCGTTTCCAGCCGGAACAATCTGCCGACCGATCAAAATGTCATCGCGCCAGTATTCGACCTCGCGCTCGCCAATGATGATAGCGAACCGATAGATCTCGCCCAGTGTCATCGTGCTGATCGCTTGCAGCACGCCGGACTCGGTCTCGGTGCCGTTGTAGGCCATCACGCCGACGATGCCCGCCGTGGTCAACTTCAGGTACACGCCATCGGTCGGCCGGGTCTGCGCGGCGACCGGCGCGCCCATGCCAAAGATGAAGACCTCGTTGGCTTGCAGCGCCTGCGTGAATATGCCGACCTGGAATTCTGCCGCGAGCGGGGCCGTGCCCTTCATCGGGAAGTTCGCATACGTCCGCAGGTTGGCACCGTGCGACGTCGTGGTGCCGTTGGTCGTGCCCACTTGCACATAACCGCCCTGCCAAGTGATCGTGGTCGTGGCGTTGTTGTACTGCCAGATGTTCGTGTTCTGCGCGGTGGCGTTAAACGTGTCGCTCAACAGCACCGTGTCGAGGCCGACGCGCAGCCGGTAATCTTGCGAGGTCTCGGGCGAGGCCAGCGAAGGCGTGCCAAGGATAGTTCCCGGATCGTTCTCGGAAAACATCCGAATGCCGCCCACGCCAGCAGGCGACGCGTTAGCATCACCGGTAAATACCGGCACGCCGTTGGTCACAGTCGCAATGCCGGTGCCGTCTTTTCCAATAACCGAAATGCTCATATCATTTCCTTAGTTGAATACCCAACCGACGTTGTATACGCCGTGCCCGAATCCCGTAGAGACTTTTGCGTAGATGGTAAACCCGACTCCGTTAACCGGAGGCCCAGCAACCACAGACAACTCCTCAACCCAATGGTTATCCACAGTGTTGGATGCCGTGTTTGCGGGGAAAATCCACGCTTCGACCAGCGATGAACCTGAAACTGATGGAGCAGCGACGACTACAGACGTATCTGTCGCTTTGCTGCCAAAGTTGATCGTAGTGGTTCCTTGCGTAGCCATGTCGTCCTCTTACACCGCAGCGTCGCGCAGGTGTCCAACAAACAGATTCGCCGCTTCCTGCACAGTCCCAGGTTCTGCCTGGATCTTCGCGGCCATTGCATCGAGTTCGCCAATCGAGAGCGCGTTCACCGTGCTGATGACCTGCTGCGCGATTGCGTAGGCTTTTTCTTCGGTCAGTTGCTTGAGCGACTCGTTCGCAGGGCCGGTGATGAGCGCCGTGACGTACTCAGCGAGCGAGATCTGCGGCAGGTTCTGCCCCCGGTGCTGCGGGCTGCGACGGGCGGCGTTTTCTTGCATGAGATTGATCTGCGTGAGTGCTGCCGCTTGTTCGTCAGTGAGGCTGACCGTGAATGTGGGCATGTCTGATCCTAGCTGTAGAGTCGAATGTAATACTGAGTCCCGTCGACGATGACGGGGAGATCTACTGCGTGCGTTGTGCCGGTTCCGGCGGTGACGGCTATGGGGTCGCCAGTATTAGATCCAATATAAATATTTCCAACTACAGGACTTGTGGCGCGACCGCCCACATATATGTTTATGTCTCCGGGCGTTCCTGTAGAGTCAAGGGCATCGCCTGCGTACAAACCAATATTTCCTGCGGTTCCTCCGAAGTCAACGCTTCCGGCAAGTAAAGTACAATCTCCAGCAATTGCAGTTGCGCCGAAAGCATTTCCGCCTTGAAAGGAAACGAATCCGCCACGCCCAATTGAATCAGTTAGTGATGCATCGCCTGCAATTGCATCAATGTTGCCACCGTTACGAGTGCCTGAGCCAGCAGCAAATCCGCCACGCATTGTTACCGTACCGCCATTACCGCTTACGTTTGCAGCCCCGCCTCTTAAATCAACACCTCCGCCGTTAGAAGTTCCAGTGTTTGTTTCAAACCCTCTTAAAAGAAGCGTTGATATAGATGCCGTTTTTCTCAATCCATCTGAAGAATAGTTGGTAGAAACAGAACCGGCGCTATTTGAAATAATTAACGCATTAGTCGCCGCACTCCAAGCCATCTGGGAAGTCTGCGCCACCTGTCCACTGGCCCCGCCGTACATCAACTGATTGGCAGTAGCGCCGCTGGTCTGGGTTAGCAGGTTGATCGTGCCTACCGTCGTCCCGGTCGCCAGATAGATGTCGCCATCTACCCCGCCAGTAGGCAAGGCCGTGCCCGACGTGATCGTTTTCTGGGCGGATAGGTTTGTTCTTGCACCAGCCCCGTCTGTAGCCCCGGTTCCACCGTTGGCGACTGCAAGCGTGCCAGCAAGGGTAATGGTTCCGCTGGTTGTGACAGGCCCACCAGAGGTGGTAAGTCCCGTCGTGCCGCCGCTGACACCAACGCTGGTGACCGAGCCGGTTCCGGACACCGTTCCCCATGACGGATTGGTACCGTCAGTGGTAAGGAATTTACCTGCATTACCCGTCTGAACCGGCAGGCTTGCGCCCCCGCCACCACCATAGCCGCCATTGCTGGTGATAACGCGGATCTTCTCGGCTACATCGAACGGCACAACCTCGCCAACATTGAGTTCGCGACCATCGGTCAACGTGATGACCAGCGAGCCATCAAAGTCGATCTTGGCGTCCGACACGCCTACGCCGTCGCGCCCGTCTTCTCCATTGCGACCGTCAGCCCCGTCGCGCCCAGCAGGCCCAGGCGGGCCTTCTCGACCATCTCGACCTTGCTCGCCACGTGGGCCGACATCGCCCTTTTGATACTGAATATCCTTGATCGTGGCAACTTTGCTCTCAAGGTTATTCGTAATCTCGTCATAACGAGATCGAATGTCGCTATCAACCTTCTTCAGAAAATCAATAACGACATTTACGTTTGTCTTGATTGATTCCTGGCGCTGCGTCTTGGATTGCTTGATTGCACGCTCAATACCAGCAAGAACCTGCAACTGCTCTTGAGCAGTCAAGCTATCCAATTGCAAATTGTTAATGATGCTCGTTTGGTCGATCATTTCTTTTCCGCAAGGCTGGATGTTAGCTCGCTAAGAAAATCACTCTCCATGTCCATAACGCTTCCTTGAGTTCTGGACATTTGAAGCTCTACCATCTTGTTCTTGTTTTTGATGTCGGCTTCCTTGAGCATCAACTCGGCAATCTTGACCCGCTTATCAAACTCAACACTCGCCAGATCGTCAGAAGTCGGCAGGTTTTTGGTCAACGCCGCCGTCGTTTTGGCCTGCACTTCCTGCGGCATCAACTGAGCCTCGACCGACAGCTTGGTCGCCTCTGCCCGGTTCTGCTCTGCCTGCGTCTGCTGTACCGCAATCTGCGCCTGGGCCGCTTGCAGTGCCAGTTGCTGTTGCATCTGCTGCATTTGCTGCGCTTCCGGATTGGGCTGGCTCATCTCATCGAGCTTGGCAATCAGTTCGTACCGGTTGCTCAGGCTGCTGTTGGAAAGGATGCCCTTCATGATTATCGGCAGGATGGGCGTATCCGGGCCGAGTGTTTGTAGCAGTCCGACAAACTGTTGCTGCTCGTACTCTCTTGCGATGATGCCAAGCGTTGCAGTCGGGATAAAGCGCATGTCAACGGTCGGATACCGCTCCGGGTCAAACTGCATGTATCGCCACGCGGCTTTCTGGATGAATGGGACAAGAAAGTCCTCCTGAAAGTTCACCAGCGTGCGCTTGTACTTCTTGATGATGGTCGCAACCGCCAGCGACATACCCTGCCCGTCGCGGTTGACCTGACTCACCATGCCCTGACTATCCAGCGTGCCGGTGGCTTGCAACAGCATACGCTCAAAGTTCTGCGCCGTGGTCAGATTTGTCGGGTCAGTGTTGCCGAACTTGAACGGAAACAGGATCTCGCTGGGCGGGCCATTGGTCAGAACCGCCTTACCCGGCTTGATCTCAAACTTGACCCCCCGTGGCAAGCGGGTAGCGTCCATCGCCATCATGGGCGAGGTGGTCAGCGCCAGACTGTCCAGATGGCTACGAATCTGCGCGTCGATAGCCTTCTGCATGTTGTAGGCTTTTTCAGCCGTACCGCGCCCCAACAGCCGGTTGGGCACCGTATCGTCCTGGTACAGCATGATCGGACGATCCTGCATCATGTACGGGCTTTCCTCGGCCTTGAGCAGCACACCGTTGTTGGCGATGACCACAATCGCCTCAACCATGTCCGAGTATTCCTCGCGCTCGTAGTCGCTGTCCGACTCAAACAGGTCAACAACATCCTTGTTGTCGCCAATCATCTTGAGCAGATCACGCGGCACCAGCCCGTAGTACGTCAGCAGCAGTACCTTGTCGTCTTGGTACTGCGTGATCTCCTGCGTCGGCTCCAGGCGATCATCCTCGTACGCCGAACCCACATCTACCTTGCGATACACGCCCGCTTCTTGGTTGCGGATGATCTTGTGGGTCGCGACATACTTCTCGACCGCCACGCCCATGCAATCCTCAACGCTGGTGCCATTGGGATCGAACAGGAAGTTCTTCGGGTTCACCGGCACGATCTTGACCGCTACCCGGTTTTTCTCGACTACACCGGTCGCAGCTACACCCACCTCACCGGGCATGGGCCGGGTGGCGGGTTCAAAGATCTTCTCGGTCGTAACCACGATCTCGCCAATGCCAGAACCGTAGATCTCGGCCATCAGTTCAATCTGGTCAATGGACTTGCGGATCTTGTCGACCTTGAAGTCCTCCATGAGTTGAGCCTTGATCATCTCAACATCAAGCGGATTGCCGTTAACGTCCTTGATATCGTCTTGGATATCGAAGAACTCGCCCTGACCAAAGATCGCTTCCATGATCTCGGCATGGCGCGTCTCAATGGCCTGCTGCGTTGCCGGGGTCACCAGTCGGCTGCGCTCCGAATCCCGCGTCTTATCCTCTGCCGCCCACTCACCACGGAAGATACGCTCGTATTCTTCCCATTTTTCGAGGAAGTTTGTGTCGCGGTAATCGCGCCAGCGTTCGCAATGATCCATGACGAACGCAACCAGCGCCTGCTCGTTCTGCGTGTCTGGATTAACTTCGTCAAATTGGTCGTCCACTACACCCCCGCCACAATATCAATCGGCTCCCAATCCTCGGAAGCATCCTCAACGAAGTAACTGGTCACCGCCAACTGATCCATGTAACTCAGCGCATCTGGCAGATCATCATGCACGCCCTGGGCCGGGAACATCAGCAACTGATCCGTGAAGTCATCGAAGTCCTCGTTCTCGTTCAGCACGATCCTTCCATGCTCAAACCGGCCCTGCAAGCCCCAGATAATCCGATCCGCCTTTTTCCTGTTCCCGTGCGTCAGGTCAACAATATGCGAATACACATTGTTGCTACGCATCATATCGCTCAGGTACGGCAGCACCGCATTCTTGAGCGCACCCTTCTCGATTCCCATACTGATCGGACGGTAGTCCCGGATCACAGCCAGTAGTTTACCAGCGGTTTCCTTGATATCCCACCGCCCGTGCTTGATTTCCTTGACCCACCACACCCCGTCGTCGGTCACCTTCACAATCGCAATGGCCGATTCATCCAGCCGCTTCTTGCTGTGCGCCGCCTGCCTTGCCACTTCCTCAAAGCCCGCCAGATCGACCGTCACATACCAACTGCCGTCTTTCGGCTCCGGCCCGTACTTGAGCCATTCCTCGCGGAAGATATCACTCCCCGCGTTGTTGAAAGATGCAAGGTACTCCTGCTTGAACGCAAAGGTGGACATCGTTTTCTTGGCGCTGGCGATCTCGTCAGCATCAATCATCGGATTGTCCGCCGTGGTGAAGTGCCAAGACTTCCAATCCGCGTCTACCTCGTCCTGGCCCAGTTTCCACAGGTCGTAGAACCAGTTGCGCCCCTTCGGCGTCCCTAGAAACAGCGCCCGACCCTTCTTGTCCGACAGCGAGGCCCGGATGACCTGCTCCCACACGCCAGCCTTGATGTCCGCCACCTCGTCCAGCACCGCAAAGGTCAAGCTGACACCGCGCAAGGTATCCGGCCTGTCCGCGCCACGCACATAGATGCGTGCGCCATTGACCATCGTGATGTCGAGGTTATTCACATGACTGGACTGGATGACCTCGCGTCCCAGGTCAAGCAGCAAGTCCCAGATAATCTGCCGCGACTGGCCCATCGTCGGGCTGACATACAGCACCGCTGACCCCGGCGGGCACTTCAGCGCCTCCACAATGAGCATGATGGCACACAGCCGCGATTTCCCGCACCGCCGACCCGCCGCCACTACCTTGAACCGCGTAGGGCTTAGGTAGACCTCTTTTTGCCAGTCGAGGAGTTTGAAGTTGAGGTCGGCCATTATTGGATCTCAACCTTATGTTCCGGCGTCACGTCAATTTCCCCTGCCTGAGGAATCAGATCCAGCGTCTCCCCCCCGACGCTAACACTCTCGCCAATGCCCGTGATATTGATAGTCACCGCTGACCTAGCCGCCACGCCCTTCTCAAACAGACTCACCGGCAACATGCGATCCATGCACAGTTTGATCATCGCCGCCTGGGCCGGGTGCTCATCGTTCAT